ACACGACGCTCTTCCGATCTATTAGAACATGAACCAAGAAATTCAGAATTTGCTTTTTACACTTTCATCTTCTATTTGGGCAGTTCGTAATATTCTGATTAATGATTATGGAATGTCAGAAGCCAAAGCTAATGTGGCGATTTTAATTGCTGTTGATGCTGAAAAACAAATAAGTCCAATAGAAAACTATAAGGTTGGTATCTAATCCTATAATGGATGATACATACAACGGTAATGATTACTGGTCAGATTGCTAATATGTCACGATATACGTTCTGAACCTGGGCCGGGGCCTATCAAACCTCTTTTACCCGGCCCGAAAGGAGGGATTGATTCAGATGTATGAAGGATTTTGGAGAAGGAGGTAACGGATGGGGAAGGCGCAGAGAGAAAAAGGCAAGCGCGGCGAACGTGAGCTTGCCAATATTCTAAAGGATTATGGTTATGACTGCCGAAGGGGGCAGCAGTATTGCGGCTCCAATGGTGACGCAGATGTGGTAGGCCTGCCCGGAATCCACATAGAGTGCAAGAGGGTTGAGCGCCTTAATCTTTATGATGCCATGAGACAGGCTGTAGATGACACAGAGGCGGAGAAATTATCGTTCATCGAGGAAATATACCCTTCAGTGTTCCACCGCCGTAGTCGTGGCTCTTGGTTGGTCACAATGCGTATGGATGATTGGATGGCATTGTATAAGGAGTGGGAAGCCGGACGGGATATGGATAGCAGGTGATAGGATGGATGGACATATAAAATTTTACCGTAAGTTTCTGGATTGGGGATGGTATCAGGACATCAACACGAAGGTACTGTTCATCCATATGCTCCTTAAGGCTAACTGGAAAGACGGTACGTTTATGGGTACAACTGTGCCGCGTGGTTCCTTTGTATCGTCCATCAAGAGCCTTGCATACGAAACAGGGCTTACGGAAAGGGAGATTAGGACCGGAATTTCCCATCTAAAAACGACAGGCGAAGTGACAAGCAAGGCGACAAACAAATATAGCGTATTTACAATCAAAAACTATGATTTGTACCAGCCGGATGACAGGCAAGATGACACTCAGGCGACAGGCGATCGACATTCTAACGACAAACGAACGACAACAATAGAAGAAAGAAATAAAGAAAAAAAGAAAGAAGATAATATATATAGTGCATCCGGTGACAGGAAACAGCAGGCATCTACCTTGTTTGAAGCCTTGTGGAAGCTGTACCCGTACAAGAGGGGGAAGGGGCAGGTATCCGATACTCAGAAGCAGAAGCTCCTTAAAGTGGGTGAGGATGAGCTTAAGAGGTCTATTGAAAGATACAAGGATGAGCTTAAGAGGGATGCGTCCTGGAGAAAACCGCAGAACGGAAGCACGTTCTTCAACAGCGGATATGTGGATTATCTGGATGCAAATTATGCAGGAGGTGAAAGCAGTGGATCCATTACAGGAGATGGTCAGCAGAATACAGAGGGAACGCAGGCATATAGCGATGACTACCTCGAAGGAGCCGGGGAAGGATTTACCGGATTCTGATGTCTGCCCCATATGCCACGGTACAGGGTGGGTATACTGGCGGGATGAGGAAGGCCGGGAAAATGGATATAGATGCGATTGCGGTCTGGTGGAACGCCAGATAGCGGACAGAAAGCTTGAATTTGCCAACATACCGGAGGCATTTAAAAACCTGGATATCCGTTCCTTCGACCTTGGGGTATATCGGAAGGATGAAAGCCGGAAGGTAATCAGGAATACCGGAGCAGCCATTAAATACTATCTGGACAACCTAGACGGGATGCGTAAGGACGGGATGGGGCTGTACTTGTATTCCGGGACTAAAGGGTCTGGAAAGACACGGATGGCCGCAAGCATAGCAAATGAGATGGTCAGTACATACAGGATGCAGGTTAAGTTTTCCGGTTCTGTGAAGATTATCAACGAGATTAAGGCCACATGGGATGATAAGGAAAGAAGCGAGAGCAACCTGCTAAGGGCGTTATCCACAGTCCAGGTGCTGGTGATAGATGATTTCGGAACGGAGCTTCCAAAGGACTGGATTGGAGAACGGTTTTACAGCATCATCAATGGACGTTGCCAGGACAATCTGATAACGATATACACCAGCAATCTAAGCTTGCAGAACTTGAAATATGATGACAGGATAACCAGTAGAATTAAGGAGCGTACCTTCCAGCTACCATTCCCAGAGGAATCAGTTCGAGAGATAATTGCAGAGAAAAACAGACAGACCCTGATATCAGGGATAAAAGGAGGAAACAAAGAATCGTGAAAACGGAACTGTATAACGACCATTTCCAGAATTACAAGCGGTACGGCATTCCGAAAGCGCAGCTGGTGATAGCTGATATTCCCTATAATTTGGGAGTAAACGCATATGCGTCCAACCCAGAATGGTATATAGGTGGTGACAACAAGAATGGAGAGAGCAAAAAAGCCGGAAAGACATTTTTTAACACGGATTTGAATTTTAACATCGCAGAGTATTTCCATTTTTGTAATCGTTTACTAAAAAAGGAACCGAAGGAGGCAGGAAAAGCGCCGTGTATGATTATATTTTGCTCATTCCAGCAGATTCAGACCGTGATTGATTATGCTAAGCGGTATGGATTTAGCAATTACATCCCTTTGGTATTTATTAAAAACTACTCAGCCCAGGTGCTGAAGGCAAATATGAAGATTGTCGGAGCCACAGAGTATGGATTGGTATTATACCGGGACAAGCTGCCAAAGTTCAATAACGGAGGGCGCATGATATACAACTGGTTCCAGGTAAGCAAGGACAGCCAGTATCCCAGGATACACCCTACGCAGAAAAGTGTAACGCTGTTAAAGCATTTGGTGGAAATCTTTACGGATGAGGGGGATGTGGTAATCGATCCATGCGCCGGAAGCGGGGCGACCCTGCGCGCCTGCAAGGAGCTGAAGCGTAACAGCTATGGGTTTGAGATATCAAAGGAGTTTTATAAACGAGCCGTGGAAGAAATGCTGCCGGATTTGAGTTTCGCCGAGGATAAGCAGACCGGCCAGATCAACCTGCTGTCGTTCCCGGAGATAATCCCTGAGTGGATGGGATTGTATAAGAAAATGAAAGACACGAAAAGGATAGGCAACAATGGGATCTGAGGGAATTGACCGTAACGGATGTGAGGGTAAGATGGAGATAGAAAACATTGTTCCTGTACGGAAACTAACCCACTTGTCCTTATTTAGCGGAATAGGTGGCCTGGATTTGGCTGCTGAGTGGGCCGGATTTAAGACGGTGGGGCAGTGCGAGTTTGCGGACTACCCTGCCAAGGTATTGGAAAAGCATTGGCCGGGTGTTCCGAGATGGAGGGATATACATGAGTTACAAGCAGATGAATTTGTTCAGAGGACAGGAATCCGTCCGGGAGAGCTTACCTGTATTTCGGGAGGGTTCCCCTGCCAGCCGCATTCGGCTGCTGGATTGCGTAAGGCGTCTAGTGATAAACGTGAGCTGTGGCCGGAGTATCGGCGTGTCATTGGCGAAATTAAGCCAAGATGGGTTGTGGCTGAGAATGTACGGGGACTTCTTTCAAGTGAGGATGGACGGTTCTTTCGAGGAATACTCAGGGATTTTTCCAACCTGGGGTATGATGTTGGATGGTGTTGTTACAGAGCTGCCGACATCGGAGCGGTTCATTCCAGAGAGAGGGTTGCGATTGTGGCCCACTCCGCTGGCTTCCGATGGAATCGCTTGGGTGAAAGTAAGCAAAACGGATATGCAGGAATCCATTTACAAGCACGAAAAGAATGGGCATACAAAGAGAATGATCCACTACTTAATGTATCAAGGGTATTCAATAAACCAGTCGGCGGAATATTACGAAATGATGATGGGCTTTCCGAAGGGATGGACAGAATTAAATGTTTGGGAAACGCAGTAGTGCCGCAGCAGTTTTACCCGGTGTTTAAGGCGATTGCGGAGATTGAACGGGGATAAGAGAGTTAAGATTTACGGAAGAACGCCCTAACGGGCGTCCCTCTTGTAAAACTTGATATTAAATCCACTTATACCAATCTGTATGGATCTAATGTCGTTGCGCCGCACTATTATAATGGCGATAGTGGTAGCCAATAGAAATAAAATACCTGTTAAGATATAGAACATATGATAAGGATAAAAAGGAGTGGGAGACACGGAAATAAGACCAATAACATTTAGAGTAGCGAAGGAATTTAACAAATTACATCATAGGCATAATCCAGATATACAAGGTTGCAAATTCTGTTTGTCATGCTGGGACGGTGAGAAGTTGGTAGGAGTGGCTATCTGTGGTAGACCGGTAAGCCGGTATCTGGATGATGGGCTGACCTGCGAAATCAATAGATTATGTACAGATGGTACATACAATGCTTGCAGTATGCTATATGGTGCGTGTTGCCGTATAGCAAAGGATATGGGATTGAACGGGGAATTTAGGAAGGGAAAACAGGGGAAGATAAGTGAACGGAACAGCACACGCAATTATGGGGGCTTGCATTGGCAGCCTGGCTATTCAGTCGATTCAGCCGGATGTTCAAGAAACAGCAATGATTATGTGCGTCTCAGTTGTAGGAGCTTTAGCTCCTGATATAGAAAATGTACATAGTATAATAGGCAGACGGTTTCCAATTACAGCAAGGATTCTTAACTTTTTGTTTGGACATAGAGGCGCGCTTCATACTCCAGCGTTTTTGCTGGTTCTCTGGTGCCTTTTATATAGATTTAGATTTAGCTGGTTATTTTGTTCTGGCTATGCCGGACATTTACTACAAGACCTATTTACAGCTGGGGGGATTCCATTGTTTTTCCCATTTTCCAGTAAAAAAGTAAGTTTATCACCATTTAGGACAGGAGGGATTTTTGATTATGTAATAACCTTTCTTCTGATTTCACTTATATATCAGCTAGCAGGTTGACTTGACACTCCGCACATTGAAAATTCCATAGCGTAATGCCAAATACAAATGTAAAATATATTTTTAAATATAGTTTAAAAATCGGTGAACAGATGCTATAATCAAAAGGAGGGGGAGAATTAAGGAAGATTTAGGATTGTTCCAGATAAAACGATATGATATACTAAAAAAGGAACAATCGTGTCACTGCAAGGGCGTTGGCCTCCCATATACAAAAGATGGGAGGTGGTGCAGATGGAATTTAGCTTTCAGGACTTAATGACCTTTGGGCTATTCATTCTGGCATTGCTTA